CGGCGGGGGCTTTGGTGTCTTTGGTCGTGCGTTAGATCCATCGTCTCCTATGTATTACAAAGGCGCATCAAATCCGCTTCATCCTAATAACCCTGTAACGCTTGCGATTGGTCGTATCGGAACAGGCATGAAAGAAAACGTAATTCTAAAGCCTATTATTAAGAATGGCGAAACTACTTGGAAAGCTGTAGCTGAAACACCTTTGGGGCAATCTGTGGGTGCGGCGGCAGTTAAGACAACTGAACTTGCTAAGTCTGGTGGTGTAATGGCGCAAGGCGCAGCGCGAGTTCCTATCAAAGCCATTGGTAAAGCTGGTGAGTACGCTACGCTGAAACTTGGTGCGAAGGTGTCACCTATCGTGCGTGGTTTAACATCAGCGTCAAAGACTGCAAGAGATATGACAGCATCGATGTATAACATCGGTGGCATCATGACCGAAGGTATTCGGGCTGGTATTGCTAAAATATCTGTCGAAGACCGTAAGCTGGTTTATATGCAACGCTTTGAAGACGAAGTTCTAGCACAGGCACATAGTGAATATGTTGGTCTTCGTGTTGATCTAGCCGATGGTAAAGCGTTTAATGAAACCGCTGCAACGGCTGCGGACGCAGGGCAACGTGCTAAACAGTTAGGTAAAGATGTACTAGCAGGGCGTGATGCAAGACCGCGTCAACGCTCATTAACATCTGACCGAACACTTAATGAATGGGAGTTTCACGACCTTACATTCAAGCAACTGTTTGACGACATCACGCTAGATGAAATGGACAATCTTATCTCTCGCTTTGGTGAGGATGGGGCTGACATGATTGTCAACGCGGCAAAGCGTCAGGCAGATCGTATTCATGAGTTAAATAAAAACTTTGCCCAAGTCATGAAAGAAAAAGGTTATGACATTGAGGACTTAGGTCGTGAATATGGTGTTGCACAATTGTGGGATGCGAAGGGTATCAAAGCTGACCCTGACGGGGCATTTAACTTCTTTATGCAAATCTTTGGGTCACGCCCGACTGATGACTTCATCGGTGAATATGGACTGACTCCGGAACAATTTGGCAAGCTAGGTGAAGAAGACGTTAGCGTAACAGTTAACGGAAAGACAACCAAGTTCACACCAGAAGAAGGTCAGACACAAAAGCGTGAAATGCTAGAAGAGTGGATGGCTGGTGAGAAGACGCTAGAAGAAGCCCAGCTAGAAGCTAAGATTGCTGAAGCAGAAGACGCAGTAGTTCGTACACGGCGTGATGCTGTATTAGCAGGGCGTTCCCAGCGCACTAACTGGACTGACATTAAGAATGCGTCACTTGATGAACTCAAGAAGCTACTAGACAAGAAGTATTCGTTGCGTAAGCGGCGTAAGACGGCTGTCGATAAGCTGGTTGCTGAACGTAAGAAAGCCAAGGCAGAACTGAAAGCGGCTGAAGAAGAAGTCAAGATCCGTGCTAATCAGTTTCACGATGTGACCCAAGCTACTGCTAAGAATAAATCTAAGCGTGGTGCAGAAGTAAAAGAAGCTGAAGCATTGCTGAAGATGGTCGAGGATGAGGGTGGTCAAGCATCAAAAGCTGACAACACGTTTGCCCGTGATCAAGTTATTAAAGCTGACAACGAACTCCGTCTGTCTGGTGATGATGCGCTTGATGAAGCTGTTAAAGAAGCAGGGAAGAAGCCAGTAAGCAGTCGGCGTTTAGCAACACTTCAGGAACGTATCCGTAATCTAAACACTCAGATCAAAAAGAAACAGGGTGAATTAGAAGCGATGGATCTACAGCTTGAGGCTTTCAATAAGTCACTGACTGAGGCTTCTGCCCGAAAGCAACAGCTTATTGACCTGAAGAAGTTCAAGACAAAGATGGCTAAAGACACGCAGAAGACTGCGCGTAAAGCTAAACGTGATCTGAAGAAACTAAAGCGTGACGCTAAGAAAGCTGAAACTAAAGCACCGCTTCATCTCTATGTTGAAGATTTAGTGCTAAAGCTAGGCAATCGTAAGAAAGACCCATTCGGTGGGTTTGACTCCGAACTGGTGATCACAGAGTCCGGTCGTACTAAGCGTAGACACATCCGCATGACCAACGAGGAACGCCGTGTAGCTATCGAAAAAGGATATCTACAGGCTGATTTGTATAGCATCATGATGCGGTCAGTTGATGATCTATCCACACGCTTTGCATTGAATGACGCTTTTGGCAACAAAGGCATCGATGTGATGATCAAGGATTTGCAGAACGGGATCAGAGATGATTTCAGAGCATTAAAAGCCAAAGCACAAGGAAAGCCTAGACGCTTACGTCAACTAGAGAAGCAAGAACGTATTGCACTAAAAGACGTTGAGAATGGGTTTGCTAGAATGCTAGGGGTACTTGGTCTTCCTGAAAACGCAGAGTCTGTTATTGCTTGGGGTTCACAACTAGCACGTCAGTTTAACTATGTGCGTTATGGCTCTGGCTTCTTGATTCCATCTACGGCTGATCTGGCTAACGTCACGTTTACATCAGGCTTCGGCACGTTCACTGCTAAGAACTTCAAGGCATGGAACAGAACGATGGCTGGTATGAATAATCGTGAGATCAGGCTGTTAGCTATCGGCTCTGAGCGTATCTTACACAATAGTACTGTGATGAAGATGAACCAAGCTGAAGCTGCACGGGAACAGACCGGCATTGGTGACTATGGATCTTGGACTCACTACACGACCAGTACGGCTGACCGTGTTATCGGGGGTCTTTCAGAGGCAACTAATATTGGCTCTGGGATGTCATGGTGGAACACACGAATGAAGGCTCTCGCGATGGTACAGATGCAAGACACTTTTGTCAGACATCTAAATCGTTGGGATTCTATATTATCGGAGGCTTCTGCCAATAACATTCAATCACAAAAGATCATCGCTGAGATGGCTAGTTTAGGACTAGGTGCAGATGAAATCCGCGCTGTTCGTAAGATGATGTCTAAACATGAGCCTGAATTTGTTGAGGGCGTTTATGAGTTAAACATGGGTCGCTGGCTTGAAGAAGGTAAGGAAGGTCAGACAGCCTATGAAGCTGTAAAAATCGCACTTAACTCAGTAGCTACAAGAGCCATTATGACACCGGGTAAAGGTGATACACCGTTCCTGATGTCAAACAATTACGCCAAGATGGTGTTGCAGTTCCAGACATACGGCTTTGTAAGTCTCAATAAGTATATGCTTCCCGCATTCCAGCGGATGGCAGGGTACGGAGATATGCAAGCATTTATGTCTATGGCACTGGCCGCCGGTCTTGGGTATGGCATTGTGGCAGCGACAGACCTCAAGCGTTCTGGTGAGATTAAACAAAGATCACTAGGTCAATGGGGTTACGATATTGTTGATCGCGCTGGGTTCTTAATGTTCCTATCGACACCAATATCCGCTGCTTCTCAACAGCTAGGGCTGACAGGTGCATCCCGATACTCGATGGAGAAGAACCGTCTGGCACTACTTGCAGGGCCATCAGGTGGATTGATCAACGATGTATGGGATTTCACTGATGCCACTATTGCTGGCGATGGTGACCGTATGAGTCAGGTCGGAACAAAGCTGATGCCGTTTAAGCTATACAAACAGATAGCTGACGTGATTTTAGACAACTAACAAACGTGGGGGCTAAATGCCCCCGCATCTTTACAGGAGATAAAAATGGCTTTTGCTAGAGATGTGTACACAGTGAACAATGCGGCGGGTGAAACCGACTTCAATGTTAACTTTGAGTACCTTCAAAAGTCTCATGTAAAGGTATCGGTAAACGGTGTAGCAACGACAGATTTCAGTTGGCTTAATGATGGTCAGCTTCAGCTAACGAATACCGCCGCCTTTGGGGCAATCATTGTGATTACCCGTGAGACATCACCAGCAGCGCGTCTGGTGGACTATCAGACAGGCTCAGTCCTGTCAGAAGAAATACTAGATACAGACAGTTTGCAGGGCTTTTTCCTCGCACAAGAAGCGGTGGACGTTAAAGAATTGACAATGGCAAAGAATGCCTCTGACCAATTTGAAGCCGGTGGACGTAAGATTGAAAACTTAGCTGATCCAGTTAACAATTTAGATGCAGCAAACAAACAGTGGACGTTAAGTGCTACGGCTGGGTTTGTTAATCAAGCGGAGACTTTCCGTGATGAAGCCCGTAACTTTAGAAATGCTACGGACACTTATGCCACTAACGCACTTGATGCAAAGAATGATGCATTAACATATCGCAATCAGGCTGAAACACACAAAGATGATGCTGAGTCAGCGCGTGATATCGCATTGACATACTCACAGACAGCGCAGGGATACATCGCGTCAGCTAATATTCCACAGACATTGACCGGCAAGGCTGGTGAATTTCTACAAGTGAAGCAAGCTGAAGACGGTTATGAACTTGTGGCATCTGTGGCTGCGCCATCTTTCTTTGGTTTTAAGAACAGTGCAGACGGTAAAACAATAAATCTAACCTATGGTCGTGACGACTACAATGTCGCTGATTATGACACATGGACGATGGCTGAAAATGTGGACTTCGAGGTTCGTAACAATAATCTAACGGTGGTTCTATAATGCAAATTGATATTTCAAAATTAGGCTACCGCTGGAAGGGGCTGTATTCCGCAGCGGAAAGCTACTCAAGAGGCGATGTAACGCGAAAAGACAATAAGGTGAAATCCTATAATGGCTCTAGTTGGGTCACTATGGGAAGTGGTCAGCTTAACGCTGAGAACAAAAACGAATTGCTCACTCCCGGTACATCACTAAATCTGTCAGGAATGGCAGGGCAACAAATCATGGTGCAGTCTGATGGATCATTGGGCTTCACTCATACTGAAGGTCGGCATGGAACGACCGTCTATAAGCTGGCTAAAACTGGTCAATGGATGGACGGTAAGCAACGCACGTCTGGTCTTTATACCTACCCTCACGCCAACATGGGCTTCGTCATGACTGACGGTACAGTTCGTATGATCGGTCGTGGTAATGAAGGTCAGCTTGGGGTTGGTAACACAAACGACTATTCTCGACACTTTCCTGTTAACGCTGGGTTTCCCCCCGGTGTAAAGATTAAAGCACTATACGGAATGGCTCACGGTGGTACGTTCTACGCAATTGATTATGACGACCAGCTATGGGCATGGGGTAACAGTAACTATGGACAAATAGGAAACGGTAGTACCGGTGATGTTCCAATCCCAACCTTAATTAACGGCATGGGTGAGTTACCGGCAGATGCTAAAGTTGTTGACGTAAAACCTGGTCAGGGCAACTGGTGGGGATACTTTTGTGTATCTATTAGATGTAACAATGGTGATGTCTACTCATGGGGTTCTAACCGCTACGGCGCATTATGTCATGAGACAGGTAATACTACCCAAGTGAACACACCAAAGTTAGTGCCATTGTCTCAACGTGTTAACATCGTGGATATGCATATCACATCTTCTTACTACCAAACTGGTTGGTTTATTACTGATGAAGGGGTTCTTTACGCTAACGGGCAGAATGATGCTATTGGTGATATTCTCACCGGTGACCCTAACCTTGGCGTTCCGCAAATCTGGACTCCATCACTTTACGATCCTGTCGCTTATGTAACAGAAGAAGAGTCAGATAGTCATGTGTCGGCGGGCGCACAGTATTATCACGCACATGGTATCGTGACACGGGCTGGAAATTTCTATCGTTGGGGCCATAAGAATATTTATAGCAACCTAACTTTCCATGTAAATTACGATAGTAACTTAGCAACTTGGACACCGGCAAAGTGGACAGTTGATGGGATGGAAGGAAATGTAACAGAAGCCTACGCAACTTCTGGTCACTATGCCACTTCAATGGTTCGTAAGAAAGACGGAACTATTTGGGGCATCGGATACGATGGATTTGCGTGTGCATTATTCGGTCGTGGTAACCAAGGTACTTGGACAGAAATCACTGAACTAGGGAACGACAACGCGTATCTTTGGCATGGTGGCTCACGTTACGGCAAGATGGCTTATGTCATTAAGAACGATGGTCGTCAAATCATGTGGGGTAATTGTTACAATGGGATTGCCGGACAAGGCACTTCTTTTGGGGCTAATAATACAAAGCCAATTATGTTGAATAAGACGGTTATTGAGCGTTCCTTTAGTGGCTACGCGAATGACTCTAGTAGCGCACTCATGCAGTACCTACTGACCGACAGTGGCACAGTTTATGCCCACGGTCAGAATGACTATAACAAAGGTGGTTTTGATGACGATGGTGAACACATCTACGTTCCAACACCAGTAATTTTCTAGGAGAAACAATATGGCAACTATATCGCTAGGGAAGATTGCCTTCAGTTGGCAGGGGGCATACGATGCCTCGACTTCCTATGACTCACAAGACGTAGTGTCTTACAGTGGGTCATCATATATTTGTACGCAAGATGGTACATCAGGTCAGTTGCCTGTTTCTCTTGTGTACGCAAACAGTAACCCAGCGACTATTACTAAGGTAGTGACAGTCGCACAGAACACCGCAGCAACCGATAATGTTTTCTACATCGATGGTGTTGAGAACCCTGTGATCGACTTAGTTCGCGGGAATACTTATGTCTTCGATATGTCGGACGCTACTAACTCAGGACACCCTCTAGTGTTTGAATCAGGTGGTAGTTCTTATACTACTGCTGTTACGGTAAGTGGAACTGAAGGTACTGCAAATGCAACAGTAACTCTTGTTGTACCTTTGACTGATATCGCATCATTCACTTACATATGCTCAGTGCATGGGGCGGGAATGGGGAATACATTTACTTTCTCTTCATCCGCATCAGATACGACATATCAAGAGGGTACAAATTGGGATGTGTTTGCCCAAGGTGTTGAAAGTATAACAACCGCAGCTAACGAATTGATTTACTATAATGGTACGCAATTGGTTAATCTACCGGCTGGTACAACTAATCAGGTGTTACAGATTGGTAACTCAGGTTCGCCTGAATGGGTTGCAGACACCGTGCGCCGTGGTGTACGGGCTACGAAGATTCAGGACAGTCGCCAGCCAATGATGTATCGCCGTGGTTGTGCCTTGATGGACGATGGATCTATCCGTTGGTGGGGGCGTGGTGAGGGTTATATGCTAGGTCAAGGTAACCAAACCAATGACCGTTCCTATCCAATCCGCGTTGGTTTCCCGCATGATGCGCCAGCAATGGACTATGTGTGTGGTCAGTATGACTATCAATCTATAGCTATCGATGTAAATGGTGGTCTATGGGTATGGGGTGAGAACGACTATGGTGACGTAGGACGTGGAGACACCAGTAATACATATACACCATTTTACTCATCTGGTGAGGTCACGAACTCAATCTACGGAAAGACTGTTGTAGAGTATGCACCTATGACATCTAACCAGAATTATTGCTCTACTTTGGTTCGTTGTTCTGATGGTACAGTACACGCCGCAGGGTACAACGGGTATGGTCAGTTAGGTGCGGGTGATACAACTAACCGCTCTAACTTTACGGCTGTGCCACTACTGGCTGACATCACTAAGATTGCGCGTGGTGCAGAACGCTATACGCATTGCTTGGCATTGAAAAATGACGGAACGGTGTACGCTTGGGGCTATAACAACTATGGTCAGCTAGGCATGGGTAATACAACTCAGTTGAACATCCCTATGACTATCTCATACTTCACGACCAACTCTATAACTATAGTAGACATTGGATGTGGTAAGCACACTTCGTGGGCAATTGATGATGCGGGTAACCTATATACATGGGGTTACAACGGTTATGGTAACTTGGGGCGTAACGGTACGACCACTAACGCTGTTACATACACACCAGACATTGCGTTGAGCAATGTTCAATACTGTGTGATGTCTGGTCTAGATTATGATATGACATCAGCTATCAAGACTGACGGTACACTTTTTGCAACCGGTGACAATTCATATGGTTGTCTAGGTGTTGCGGCAGATACAACTGACCGTACCACTTTCCAACAGTGTAAACGTAATGGTGATACAGCCGACAACATGGTCAATATCGATAAAGTTCTTATCGGTGGTACTGGCTCATATAACTGGCAAATAGCACTAGATACAAACGGTGTCGCATGGTCTGTTGGTTACTCAGGTAACGGTCAGATCGGACGCGGAACATCGGCTGGTACTAACTACTGGTTTTACCCAGTGTTGCTGAACAAAACTATCACTGACATCGCAACTGTTGGTACAGGTTCAGAGGGTGGTACGATATTCCTAACGGATGACGGTAGTGTCTATCAGTGTGGTTATGCTGGTGAATCTCAGCTTCCTGAAGATGATGATGAGTACATTCAAATTCCAATGCCAGTGGTGTTTTAATGAGTATCGATACACAAGCCGAACTAGAGAAGCATGAGGCTGAGTGCGCTGTCCGTTACGAGATGGTCACTCAGAAACTTGAGTCTCTAGATAAACGTATGTGGCGACTAGAGGCTATGATCATGAGTTCAACAATTGTGGTCGTGTCTCTTGCCGCTGTAATATTCAGTAAAATGTAAAGAGGTGTGTGATGCTGGCGGAACTTGCCGCCGCTAACGCCGCCTATAAGATAATTCGCTCAACTATAGCCAACGGTTCTGAACTGATTAAAGCCGGTTCAGCCGTTGGTTCGTGGGTCAATGCCAAGGAAGACCTGACGAAAAAAGCAAATAGCGACAAAAATTCATTCTGGCACAGAGGCAAATCCCCTAATGAGTTAGAAAGTTTTATGGCGTTAGAGGCGATTAACAATCAACAAAAAGAAATTGAACAGGCGATGATTTATTACGGTCGCCCGGGGCTTCATGCAGATTGGATTAGATTTCAAGCTGAAGCGAGAAAACAGCGAATGAAGGACACGGCTGTACGCGTTAAGAAACGTCAGCGAATTGTAGAAATAATGGCTATTACAACTGGTATTATCTTTGTCGGAATTGGTGTGACATTGCTGATTTACTTTGCGTACTGGCTGAAACAAAACGGAGCATAGTATGATAACAGCTTTGATACCACAGTTACTGCCTTTGCTTAGTAGCGTGTTGGACAAAACTATCCCAGACAAAGGGGCTAAAGACCGCGCACTACAGGAAATCGAAAAGAACCTCGTAGACAACGCGGCGAACATCAGCCTCGAAACCATCAAGACAAATCAGATCGAGGCGGGTAGCCGTCATTGGTTCGTTGCGTCCTGGCGGCCAGCTATCGGCTGGTCATGTGCGCTGGGGATCTTCTGGGTCTTCATCGGATTCCCCGTCTCACAGTGGGGCGTTGCGATGGCTGGCGTAGACGTGGCGATGCCTGAGATCAAGACAGACATTCTATTAGAACTAACACTAGCGATGCTTGGGATGTCAGGACTCAGGACATTTGAAAAGCTGAAAGGCATATCAAAATGAGCGGCCCAGCTAAAGGTAAAGCAAAACTAAAGATCACGGCAGAAGGTCGCCGTGTATCTTACGGGCAAGCGGGTAAAGCCAAAGATGGCTCTGCCCGTGTCCAGCCCGGAACAGGTAAAGGTGACGCTTACTGTGCGCGATCTAATGCACAGATGAAGAAGCACAAGAAAGCAGCCTCAGATCCAAACAGTCCATTACGTCTAAGCCGTAAACGGTGGGGATGTAGTGGTAATTCATCAACAGCATAAGGAGTTATTATGCCAAACGTAAAAGGTAAAGCCTACCCATACACCGCCAAAGGTAAAGCCGCCGCAAAGAAAGCGATGGCTGTTAAGAAACCAGCAATGAAGAAGAAGAAATAATATGGCTGGTAAGGGTCTATATGCCAACATCCATGCGAAGAAAAAAAGAATAGCCGCAGGGTCAGGCGAGAAAATGAGGAAGCCGGGCGCGAAGGGCGCACCGACTAAAGCCAACTTTACGCGAAGTGCGAAGACAGCGAAGAAGAAATGACACCAGACATCATCTTACACTTAATAACGATGGTAGCTGTAGTGATTAACACTTCGATCAACGTGATCCTATACAGAGACAGGAAGAAAAAATATGAGCGATAGTAGAAATTCTTTCTGGGGTTATATGTGGAAGAACGACAACTACAAGCGAAGTCGTTGGGGTCGTCAGCATAACAATATATACACCCGTCAACCGGCCAACAATAAGTCTGTACTACAGACGGCACAAGACGGCTGGAATAAAATGACAAACTATTTGCTACATGGAGACAGTAATGGCAGCTGATTCAAAACTACTCAGAGACAAGTTGTTAAATCGGCTTGTTGTTATTGTTGATGATGAAGAATTATCGCCATCAATGGTATCAGCTTGCGTTAACTTTCTGAAAACATTCCCACCCCATGAAGAGATGGAAGACCTACCGACTGCAAGAAAGATTGCGGACTCATTGAAGAAGTATCAGAACGTGATGCCATTCGATGGCGGAGCGCACTAATGGCGAGGTCTGGTCTTGGCGATGGTACTGCCGGTAAAAGTACCACACCGGTCATGGTGCAAGATCCTATGGCTATCAAGTCACCCGCTGCACAAGCTACCCAAAAGGTTACCAGCAATATGCAACAGCAAGCGCAGGGATCATCTGGTGCAAAGACCATGAGAACAGCTAAAGGTGGGGGCGGGATGGTAGACGAAGCGAAGTCTTCGATGCTGCCGCGTCAGGAGAAAGACGACCTAGCTGGAACGGTTAATGGTGTCAGCGCAAACATCGATGGATACAAGCGCATCAACAAACGGCGGTATGTAGCTAGAGGCTCTTCACCGACCTTACTTACAGGAAGATAGTATGCTTAACCCACTACTGATTGACGGACAACCACACTGGAAAAGTACGTTTCCGCAAGAAGTGTGGGGAGCATACGGCGACTTCCGGAACTTTTTGTTTATTGTATGGCAACACTTAGGTCTGCCAGAACCAACACGCGCTCAGTACGAGATAGCGCACAGACTTCAGCATGGCGTTGATACAGCGGAAATAGCCAATGGGCTTACTATAGAAGGGCCGCGAGAGGACATTATTCGTTGCTTTCGTTCCCTTGGAAAATCGTACATCACGTCCGCTTACGCCATCTGGAGACTCATGAGAAACCCAAGAGACGAGAAGATTCTCGTTGTGTCTGCGACCGGCTCTAAGGCTAAAGAGTTCGTGGCGCAGACCAAGGGTATACTTGAGTCTATGGAACTCGTTCAGTGGCTTCTAGAAGGCCCTCGCGAGTCCGGAGCAAACAGACGTGACATGGCTGACCAGTTCGATGTAGCTGGCGGTTCTCTGTCGCAATCGTACAGTGTTGCCGCCAGAGGCATCACCGGACAAATAACAGGTAGTCGTGCAACGCTGTTGGTTGCCGATGACATCGAAGTGGAACGTAACAGTTTAACTGAAGAAGCGAGGCAACGGATCGTGCGTGTGATTCAGTCAGACTTCGTTCCGATTACTAAAACAGAACATGGTAAGGGTGACATCATCCTTCTAGGTACACCACAAACTGAAGAGTCGGTGTACAACAAGTTGGTCACAGAGATGGGCTTCAACTGCTTTACGATACCGGTACGTTTCCCAAACGCCGATAAGCTGAAGAACTACATCATGACTGATAACCATACCGGTCAAGAGAAAGACATCCTTGCTCCGTACTTACAGCATATGTTTGCTGAAGAAGAATTGGGGCATGGTGACACTACAGACTCACGGTTTGGTAATGAAGAGTTGATGAAGATCGAGGCTAAAGGTAAAGCCTCATTCGCATTACAATATATGCTGGATACCAGCTTGTCTGATGCGGAGAGATACCCACTACGTCAGCATGACCTTATTGTCATGTCGTGTAACTTCCAGAAAGCACCGCTGACAGTACAGTGGGGCAGACATAATGATAAGCATAACTACGTTAAGGACATCCCGAACTTAGGGTTCTCCGGTGACCACTTCCTACGTCCGCTCTTTGTGGACAGTAGCTGGGAAGACTATGAGTCTAAGGTACTGTTTGTTGACCCGTCAGGTCGCGGTGCGGATGAAACTGCATGGGCTGTCGTAGGGGTACTGAACGGTATGCTGTATGTGCTTCATGTGGGTGGCTACGCGGCTGACCCCGCTGATGCTATGCTGAAGATCGCTATGGATGCCAAGAAGTATGACGTACAGACCGTAGAGGTCGAGCCGAACTTCGGTCAAGGTATGTGGGTAACAGCATTCAACCCTATCCTAAGTAACGTATGGCCAGGTGGTTGTACGGTAGTCGAATCTGAATGGGCTAAAGGACAAAAGGAACTGCGTATTATCGATACGTTAGAGCCTGTCATTAGCGCACACAGACTAATTGTTGATGAGGACTTAGCAAGGACGGAAGCCCGTGCCGATGACCATAGGTACTCATTACTATATCAACTAACACATATAACAAGAGACAGAGGCGCGTTGAAACACGATGACCGTCTTGATGCCCTAGCTGGTGCAGTCGCTCACTACATGAGATCGATGGCACAAGACGTTGATCAGGCAGCGCAAGGTGTCAGGGATCAGCGAATGCAAGATGAAATTGATGATTTTATCGATTGGCATGAAGGTGGCGGACGTATGTTCCGTGGGGTCAGACGTAGTGGTGAACGCACTGAAGTCTGGATGAGTGACAGGAAAGAACATGAGTCAGTATAAATTATCAAAAAGATCCCTATCGAAGCTAGATGGCGTACACCCGTCACTAGCTGATGTCGTTAAGCGGGCTATAGAACTATCAGAGATAGACTTTGGTGTGTCAGAAGGGCTTAGAACCTTAGAGACACAGAAGGAATACTTAGCGAAGGGTGCATCAACAACATTAAAGTCTAGACATTTGTCAGGACACGCGGTTGATGTCTATGCGTATGTCGGTGGTATGGCTCGTTGGGAGATGCCATTGTACGAAACGATAGCAAAAGCATTCAAACAAGCAGCGTATGAACTCAAGACTCCGCTGGAATGGGGTGGCGATTGGACTAGCTTCAAGGACGGCCCGCACTTTCAGTTACCTTGGGGTGAATATCCGGTTGATGTCGAAGGTCATCCGGTTTAGCTGTAGGATCATCGTACAGTGACCTTAGTGATGCTGGAGTGGGTTCGTACCTAATGCAGTACACTAAGGCACTCACGGGGCTTCTATGGGGTCTAAAGACCCTTTTCAAAAATTGCCAATGATTCGTATGGGGGGTTTTTTGCAAAACCGTATTGAAGTACCCCCGTGGCCCCCTCGACCCTGGCTGGCCAGCACCGGCAGATTTTTTTATGCTGGCAAATTCGGCGCGCGTGGCACACTACCGGCACACTATCGACCGGCGACCGGCAAACGCTAGGCAATGCGGGCGGATAGTCGGTAGGGCTTTCATGTTATGACAATGTTAGCTGGTAATATTGCCGGTGATAATGGTTCGGCTGCTTTCGCCTAATCGCTAAAACCGGCGGTTTTCCGCCAGATAGCGCACCGATGCGATACTTT